CCTGACCATCAACGGAATATCCGCCTGGTGAGGTTGCAACTGGATTTCTCACATTAAGAGCATGACTATTAATACCGTTCATCCATCTTTCGAAGGCGTTACGGACACTAAAGTCTTCATCATTAATGACTGAGATAGTCCAATCCATGAAGGTTCTATTTCCTACAAATTTAAGTTCACGACCAAAGTATTGAACTGGTACAACACCGAGCGTAGCGCCCGGTAGTTGTGCAGTTTTACACATGAAGGTCATTTTTTGTTGTGCGTTTCCAGCATTAGAAAATGCAGGAAAAGGCATAGAAACTTCAAAAAGATTAGGACGAGCACCATCACCAATCATTTGACTTCTAAATTCGTTTACATTAAATGCCATTTAATTTCTCCTGTTTAATCTATTTATTAGAATTGTCCAACGACTTCATCGAATGAAACGCCGGTTCTAACTGCAACAAAGTTTAGTTGAATGAAGTTGATTGACCTTGCTGGTTTGATGTAAATATCACCAACAAATCTGTTACTATCAATTACTTCGCCTGTATTATTTGATTCATCACAAACTACTCTAAAGTCTGTAATTCCTCTACGACCTTGAATATCTCTTAGATATGGTTCAACAAGACTCACAAATTGAGCTCTAGTGAACTGGTCATTAAATTCGAACATTGAGAATCTTGCTGCACGAGCAATTGCTTTCTCAACTATGATAAACAATCTTCGAACATTGATTCTATCAAAGGCAGATGGTTTGGATAACAATGTTTTGTCACCAAATAATTGTGTGCCTTCGCCTGGGAATGTCATGACTGGATTAATACCCTTTGTATAAAGAGCATCTCTTTCTGCTTTCTTAGGATTCCATGCAAGTTTTAATACATTTCGCATGATGCCTCTGTTAGGACCAGCAGGTGAGAACCAAGGGTCTCTTTCGAGGTCAGTTCTTGCTGTTAGACCAGCAGTATCGCCATTAGCAGGTACCCAACGATATACATCATTGTATTTGTCATATTGATATTTCCAGTTACAATCCATAACTGCATATGAAGATGATGTTAATAAATTTCTAAAAGCAACTGTTGTTGTAGCGGGAGCTACAGCATTTACTACATCTGCTTTCTGTGGTGAAATATATGCCATTGCATCTTTTCTTGTTGCAGCTAAATCAATTACTTTAGCAGCTACTGTTGCACCTACACTAGGTCCTGCCATTATCAAATTAACATCGACTGTATCTGCATTTGCAAATTCATCATAAGAAATTACTGTGTTAGCAGCAGTAACTCCTGTGCCGGCACCATTTGTTAATGTATATGTAGTTTGTGTTGTTAAGTTTGTGAATGCTTTAGCTGGTGTAACTGTACTTCCCCAATTACCCGAAGCTAAGTTTGGTGCAACTGGATGTGCCATGTAACGAACATATCGTGATTGTCTAGTAATAACATCTTTATAGAAACTTGCATTACCTGAATCATCTTTTGCATCTGAAGCTTTAGACATGAATGGAAATACTTCTAGAACTGTATTAGCAACTCCATCTGAGAACTCTCCAAGTCTATCAATAACAATAGCATGTATTTCATCAAAAGTAGAACCAGCAGCTGCTGCGTATGTAGAAGTTGTAGGTTGGTCAGAAAAGTTTGCTTTATATGGCCAAACAACTGTGGTGTTTGCCCACTGAGCCACATCACAAATTGAAACTTGTAATGAATTACCTTTAGTGCCAGGATATTTTGCAGCGTAAGCACCCCAAGTGACAGCGCCACTTGAATAAGCTGCATCATATGAAGCATCATTTGGTATGTAAACGCCCGGAGCAGCTAAAGCTGTAGTCGTAACTGTTGAGTTAAGATGTCCGCCTTCTCGAATTCGAACTGTTTTTAAATTACTTGAATATGCTAGAAAATTTGCCGCTGTGAACCAGTATTCATAATTAGTTGAATCAGGTTTGCCAAAAGTACTGACAAGGTTCTGTTCATCTGTTATAGTTGTTATCTCATTAACTGGACCCCATACGGCTTTTATAGCAATACCACCAATACTAGTGGCGACTGAAGGGACAATTGTAGTCAGGTCTATTTCTGATACATTTACCCCTGGTGAGAGCTGAAATGCCATTTGATTACTCCTCTTATAAATGGGTCAATAATTGTTTGAATATATATTTTTAATTTATACTCTATTTAGTGTTTTAGAAAGTTGAGGTTGGATAGTCTTTTACTAATTCACTATTCTTCCACAGGTCACCCTCTGAATCTACCTCACTCTCTACTTCTCGTCCATCATCAAATACTCCGACAGGAGTTAATTCTTCATTTATTAACATGTTTGCTTCTGCCAGCAATTGTTTTCTTACATCCACATCTGTTTCATCTCTAAACAATGATTGTGCAGTCAACCATCCAAATAAAACTAAACCCATAACTAGGTCATCGTTATTGCCTTCTTCAGCACCGTAAGAATCTCTCTGTCGAGCAAAAGTATTTAATTCAGCAATAGTGTCAAAATCATTTAATATAAGTTTATCATTTTCAATTAGTGTTTTTAAGTTAGCACAACCAATCTTTTTAACAGTCTTTGTGGTTCTAACGCCAAATGTAGTTGACCTTTTAAAACCACCAGATATAGCTTGTCCTTTTATATGATGATGTTCTAACTTGTAAATATTTTCATATTCTAGGTCATAGTGTAGAATGTCTACAACTTGTTGACCAATATTATTTGTTTCTATTAATGCATATGCATCATTATACATTGTACCTATTTTATAAATTACTGTTGGATAAAACAACAATGGTAACTTATTATTTCGATACTTTGCAACTTGTTTGTATGGCGTTTCAGTTACATCTATTACCATTATTGCTGAGTAATCTAAATTAACTCCTTCAGCACAATCAACAGCCGCAATATATAAATGTCCTTTTTGTGGTTCCTCATATATATCTAAACCGTCATCTGTACGGATTGGATTATGAAATGCAAGACTTCTCAATTTACTACCAGAAATTAAAGTTGCACTTGAACCAACAAATTCTGTTTCAAACTCAATACGAAATTGTTCTTCACTTGTATTTCGTATCGTCTCATCTTTCCATTCTGCATCTCTACCTGGCACCATTGACCAGTGGACTTCGAGTGGTTTATATGTTGAGCGTTTTTCTTGTGCATCAACCCACATCTTATAGAATAGATTCAACCCATTTGGTGTTGAGACTATAATTACTTTAGTAGTTGAACCAGATGATATCACAGGATATGTTGACTGGAAAAACTCTAGTGCCATGTTATGAGGTACAAAAGCAAACTCATCTAAAAATACTAAGTTGTAAGTACCGCCACGAACACCAGAAGCTGATGTTGCATAAGCAAATATCTTAGAACCATTTTCTAATTCTATATTACCTTTATTCCAAACTAAAATGCCTTGTTGTAACCATAAAGGTAAATATTCGTAAGCCTTTTGTAATCTTCCTAAAATTTCTCTAGCAAGAGAACCTTTGTTAGCAAGAATACCAATAGTATAATCTTCATTAAATAAAACAGACCATAACATATATCCAACCGAAGTTGTTGTTTTACCACATTGTCGTGGCATCTTTGCAATGTTAAATCTATTTTTGTGAAACGACCTGACCATATCTTCTTGGAATGGCCACATATCAAAAGGTACTAAACCTAAATCTACATTAACTATTTGAACAAAATTCTTAATAAAATATACAGGGTCTTTAGAACATTTGACTAGTTCAGCCACTTGTTCTTCAGAATAACTTATATCGACACCTACACGCTTCAACCTAATATTGCCCATGTAGCCGTCAGTTGGTCTCAGTTGTTGCTCAGCCATAATGTAATTTATTTAATAATACTTCTAAGCATCCAGCGATGTGTGCTATGAATGTCTATTCGATTTGCTAAAAAGTTTATTAATCCTTGTTTGTCAAGTTCAGTTGCTAATTGTAATGTCATTGATAATGAAGCCATAACAACCTCATTGTCTTCTAATAATTTTGTGGCCATTTCAATACCATTTGGTACTGTTAGTTCGTCTTCGATATCTGATAGTTCTTGAAAGCGAGAAAATGAACCTGGAGCATAAGAGTCTAGGGCACGAATTTGTTCTGCGATAGTGTCTACTGATGCAAATAGTTCTAAGTATAGTTTACCAAAAAATTCATGGTATTGGGGGAAATTTGAACCTTCTATATTCCAATGATAGTTGTGTGTCTTGAGATACAAAGCAAATGTATCAGCAAGAACTTTCTTCATCATTTCATTAAGTGTTTCATCCATATTATATCCTTTTATCTTCTATTTATCTTTCTCAGGAGTCACATCTTTAATTGTGTTTTTTTCTACATCATTCAAAGCTTTAATCAATTCTGTTGTAGAACCAACAAAAAGAGCCTTATCTATATTCATATTTTTTGTATTTCCTACAATTCCATTCTCATCTTTTGTTAAATCTCTACGAGTTTTTTGTATATTTAACAAATCTTTATTGGAATCAGATAGATTTTTAATCATTGCAGCAGCTACTTCATATGCTCTAGGGTGTTCAGACTCTCTAGCAACAGCTAAAAGATTATCTAAAGCCTCACTACCTTTGTTAATTAAACCTTTAATGTTTTCTCGAGCAAATTCGGTGTCTTGTTCTGCTACTTCTTTGACAGGAACAATCTCGTGTTTTTTTGTTTGAACAGGTAAAATTTCCATTGTAGGAACAAAGTCTTTCTCATTATCTACATTGAAAAGTTCTGATAACTTATCGTTAGTTTTACTCATTATGTAAGTGGCCACTCAGTTATTGTTTCGGAAAATCCATACTCGTCTTCAGCATTAGCTGTAGCTGGGTCTGGTGTAGTTGTAATTATAACTGTTCTAAGTGGTTCTTTATCAACACTCTTTACAGTATAAGATGCATGTGATGTAACACCTTCAATTATATCGTTTGCTTTCAATAAAGTATTTAGGTTACTTATAATTACGATTCCAGTATTAGAATTACTGAAGTAAGCCATATCACCTTTAACATCTATATTTTTACCATCTGTGGTTTTAGTTGCAAAGATAGTTTCTTCATCAATAAAATAGTTACTTTTTCCAGTAGTTACATTAGAATGATTATTAGCCCAATCATTAATAAAAACTTTCTGAGAAGTTTTTGTAGCTGTTTCTATATAGAGGTTTGTATTTGCTTGGCGAATTATTTTACCTTCTTTAACTGGAGGCCATATATAACCTTTTGCAGTAAATGTTAAATCCCAAATAATCAATCGGGTAGTTGTCATATCACCTTCATAATCTATACTTGGTGTAACAGAAGTTAAAACTACAGGCATATCATATTTTTGTTCCATGCCAGAAATAAAATCTACAGTAACGGTAAAGTCTGGTGTAAAAAATGGTAATATCTGTTCTAGAATTTGTGTGCCGTCTTCAGTATTTCTTACATAAAGAGACATGTTAAACTGAAAGTTATATGGAACAGGAACATATTGTGTTCTAAGATTATTACTTGTAGCTGTATTAGCTGCAAAGTTCATTACACTAGATAATTGTTTTCTAGTTGTATCATAATCTAATCCTGATAACTCAAATGAAATACGAGGTACAACCGACTGAACAGCTTTTGTTAGATTAGGGTCAGATGTGATTCTTGTTATATATTTTTCTTTGGCACCATAAGACAAAGGAACTTTAAAATGTTCTTTAGCAGTTACGCCGTCAGCTGTATATCTTTGTAATACAATATCATTAAACATTGAGCCAAAAGCTACAATGACTTTTCTCATAGTACGATTATAAAAGTGTGAGTTACCTAGCATTTAAACTTCCCCAAAAGGATTTGTTTCTGTAAAGTCAATTATAGAATCGGCTTCAGCTTCAAATCTCATATTATCATCTACTGATTCAAATGCATTATTAGCATTAAAGTTTTCATCAACAATATTTATTGTTGCGACTGAGCTTGATGTGTTGCCAATTAAATTAGCTCCGTTTGCAAATGTTCCTTGAACTCTAATAATATCAATTGAAGTGTTTGGATTAAAATCAAATACAATTGCACGAGCAGTTGAATTAGCTAAAGCTGGGCTTGATGCAACCAATGGTTGATATACAATCTCATCATTAACAAACTTACCTTGGTGCATATTTTGAATAGTTTGTCTTGTTCTTGGATAGAACTTTCTTATTACTGAGTCAATTTCATCAACACCTGTAGTAACAAGTTCATTAGAGAATACAAACTGTTTAAGTTTTAAAGCATAGACATAAACATTACCACCACGGCCACGACCTAATGTGTGATACATTGCTTGGTCATTTTCGTGTTCAACAAATGTAATTTCAAAAAAGGCATCTACCACAGGAACATAAATTAAATCACCTTCATTAGGCCTTAGTTGTGATGATGTCATTTGGAATCTTCTGCGAGAAGTGAGTAGTGTTATCTCATCTCTTATTTCTAAACCAAATTTAGATATGAAATCGCCTTCGCCATCCATACCAGTAATATTTTCTAGATACATCTCAAGAGAAAATGCAGACATATATTGTTTTAATGGGTCTTCGCCATAGATGTAGTCTACGACATCACCAGAGGTGCGTGGCATGTACCAAACATCCATACCATACATCTTCATCGCTTCAATCACAAGGTCTTCAACAGTCAGTTGTTCTTGTGTTATGCCCTTAGGAAAATTATTAAAATATAGATTAGTTCCCATGGTTAATTATCCATAAAATATTTCAGATGGAAGAACATTCATTACCTGCATTTCTTCTTCTATCTTTTCGATTTCGACTCGAGCTTCTTCCATAATTCGAGGACCATCTAAAGTTACTCCACCAGGCATTTGTATGCCAGCAAATTTACTTAAGTTACTACCCCATTGATATTTTATCTTAGCAGTACTATATTGTTTTAAGAATCTATCATTCCAAACATCTGATACTCCTTCTATGACAGCAGTTCCGTTAGTTATAGCAGCTGCTGGATTTTCTTTTAAATGTATGATTGTTGGAGATAATATTTTATTAACTTGTGCTTGTTTTCCATCACTCAATGTTATAAAGTCATTTTCAAGAAGTTGTTGGTCAAATGTTGTTCCAGTTCCTGTGAGTGTATTGGCTGTAGTTACAGCACTTACTGTACCTGTTATATTAATCAAATCTGGTTGTAATGCTCTATAACACTCAACAACAACATAAGAACCTGGAGAAACATCTTGAGTCCAGTCAATGTCTAGCATAACTTTATTTTGGTGTCGATTA